CCATCACGTCAGATAAGACATTGGTAGGACGAAATTTAATAGAACACGCTTTTTTTATGGCGTAAATAGTGCCGTTGTGCCTGTGCAATTTTATGGCATCTTTAATCAACTCACGCTGTTGTGTTTGTGTGTAACATTGGTCAAACCCTTTAAATCCGTCCACATCAAACTGTTTGGCTAACCATGGCAAAGCGGAACTATCTACACAATCAACCAGATATACCATCATCGGCGAGAAATCTATGTCGTCAAATTGTTTTGCGATTAACTCGTCAAAACCCGACAAACGTGAATTAGCTAATGCCGAGGATATACTACCCATTATTCGTTCCTGTTATTGTTATGGTTAGCCCGCTTTGCTTGGCAAGTTCCCATGGTTCAATTATTAAATTTCGTCCTACCAATGTCTTATCTGACGTGATGGTTACATCTACATCATATACGCCGTCAATCCTACAAATCATTTCAACATACGAAGCCACAACGTCTATTCCTAAGAGCGTATAATTAGCCACGCCAAACGCTGTGAGTATTACGTTCAACTTGTCAATCAAGTCATCGCCATTGTAGTCGGGCTTCTTTGTTATGTCAATTTCCAACGCATACTCCACTACTTCGGGATCTTTTACCAACACCGTGTCTGTCATCGGACGTATTGTTTCGGCACTTAATACGCTTAATATTTCCGCCTTTAATGCGTTTGACGGCACATTTCCACCTGACAAAAGCGGGTAAATCCACACTTCACCAAACGGAATTTCGTTATTCTCGGAATACGTTACTACCTGTACATCGGTTATGAGCGAACTTGCCGACTTTGTCCAAAAGATATAAGCGTTCTTGCTGCCTGCTACGCTGTATTGAGCCGTTGCTAATTTTACACGGGATTTTAGTTGCTCGTCTGTCTCTTGGTCGCTCCCACCGGAAGTAATGTCTGTATTGGCAACGGAAGTGATATAAGCATACACATCTTGCAACACCGACACATCACCAATAGCGTAATCGTTTCCTACTGACCCTACTGTTTGACAAGTTGCATTGACACTTACTGAATTGATACCCTCTTCAATGACTACATCGTCCACTGTTTCAAATATAGCATTGCCGTCTATTGATATGACCCGAGTACCCAGCGGAAGCACTACCTTTAAATGACCCTCAATGATATTAAACAGTATAGTACATACGGCTGGCTGTGCTTGCAATCGGGTTATATTGAACATTCCTGCCAAATAATCTAACACGGGGTTGGTTGCAAAATCAAGCAACATTGCCTTTCCTGTTTCATTCAGCCGATTCATGGTTAATGTCTTGTGGTATGCCATGCAGGTACATATAGAATATTCAGGTTGTCCGGGATATATTTCACGCCCTGTCAAGCCGGTAAAATCTTCCAGTATTTTTGAAAGTATCGTTGCTGGGTCGGTTTCGACAAATATCGGTTCTTGTAGTGCCATTGTTATGAATATGCTTTGTTGTATGCGTCTGAGTATGCTCTTTGTATGTCGGTTTGAATTTCACTTTTTAGCGAAGTCAAATCTAAGGTTACTTGTATAGGGGTATTTGTTTGTGTATAAATTCCGTATATTTTTGCATTTACAGTCCCATTATCAATTGTCCTTGTTACTTTGGTGATAGTCGCCCTTTTTTCCCACCGCTCTAAATCCGTTATTATCTGTACCGCAAAATCGCCTTGAAACTGATTTATCGGTTTGTCAATGTAATTAAATATGCCACTTCCGAAGGTTGGACGCAAGGGGTCGCTGCCTGGAATGGTTTGTAAAATGATATGCCAGCTTTGGGCAATGTCATCTATTCCATCCACCATCTCGCCGAATGTGTTTATATCTATGGACTTATCGTAGCTCATTTTGTAGCTGTTATGGTTAATGTGCCTGTAACAGGATAACCTCCCGCTGTTTGTGCTTGTACTATTGTAGCTGTGTCAATACCTCTTTTAATGGCATCGGCAACCTTGTCGGCAAGCGTGTCTGAAAATGCTGTTATGGCATCCTCTTGGTCTTCGCTCTCTTTGAGGTTGTCAAGCAACGCCTTTATATCTGCTGCTAATTGTGTTTTATTTATGCTCATGGTGTTGGTATGGGTGTTCCTGTTGGCCCCACGGGGGACGTATGAATATGATTTACCAAACTTATTTTGTTTATTCCTGCCACTACATCGCCCGAAACAGTTAGTTTGGTACAATTAAAAATCAATTCCCCTGTGCCTGCATCAACAGTTAGTTTTTTACTTGCATTATCATACGTTACTTTCGTTCCGTCTTTAAATTCTACTCCCTCTACGCTGGCACTTGCCCATGTTGGCGGTTTGTCATCTTTGCTTGGAACTTCGTGTATAATCTCCCCGTCTTCGCCATTCTCGTGCATCAATACGGCTACTTGTTGGTTTACCTCAACGTATCGGTTTTCTTTTATATTCTTTGGCAGCGTAAGCCAGTCGCTCACAATGTCTAACTCGTCGAAATTTACTCTTGCACGTCCTGCCGAATAATCAACCTCTGATATAATGCCGTATCGTAACATTTCTATTCGTAATTTTCGCCCAAGTCATTATACGCCGTCTCTGTTCTTGTTGGCTCGGTCTTGGCTTGTTTTGGCACTCTTTTTGGTTTGGGTATTGTTCCTGTTTTTCGGACTTCCAACGAGGTAACATAACTTGAACCACCTGCTATGGTATGCGTGCTTTTCATAATGTGATATGCCCCGCTGGCAAGCCCTATTCCTGTGAGTATAAAATTTTGCCCTGCCACTAACAGTGGATTTCCTTGTAAGTCATTGAGCGTTCCGCTTTCTTTAAATTTATTCTTACCCCACAATCCGCCTTTCACTTTCATCTCGGCTTGTTGGACGTTTCCAACTTTTCCGCCTAAGGTGTGAATATCCACCACGCTTTCATTTAATACATCCGTTACTTCGCTTTTTATCAGCTTCCCTTTTTTTGGATCTCTTTTTTTGATAGCTGCCGAAGCGTAGGTATCAAAGGTCTTGTTGGTCAATGAATAACTGCCTATATCTGTTTTGTCTAATTCAAACACCGGTGCTGCATTATCCAGTGTGTAATAGTCGGTAAATATTAGCTTATTTCCTTTGACTGAAAAAATAAATCCGTACTCTTTGGCTATTTCCGCTAAAAAAGCCAAATCGGTTTTGCTCTCTTGTGTTTTTCGCTCTAAGTTTATTTGATTGAGCTTTATGCTCGAATTATCAACCAACGTTAAGCCGTGCTTGCGACAGAAAAATAAGGCAATTTGCTTTAAGGTCATTTCTTCAAATGCCTTGTTGTTGCGTGTGCGTAGTGCTTTGCTTATTCCTGCTGCAATGGTTTTTACCTCAATCGTATCAGGTACTCCGCTCAATGTTATTTCGTCCACCTGAAATAATCCACAATCAATCAATTTATCGGTGTAACCTATATAGCATCGTATCGTATCGCCCTCTGTGGGATACCAATCTTCGCTCCAAATTTGCGAACTGTTGTCAAAGACCAATATGCATTCATCACTTGCACCCTCTTCTACATCGGTATAAGTAATCGAACTAAGGTAATTCTCAACTCGTGTGGCTACGTCTTTGTGATTCCAAAGTATCTGTACACTTGCTTTTTTGGCTACTTCCACGGTGGCAAATTTTTACGTATCAATGCTTCGTCCGTATTTTCCAAAATAGGAATTATCAATGTCGTGCCGTGTGGTAAAACGGGGTCAATCGGTACAGTAGGGTTGGCTGCGATAATCGTTTTTATGCCTGCCATGCTGCCGTAATAGTAGTTGGATATAAAGCCCCATGTCTCACCTTGCGTGCATATATGATTTAAACTGCTCATGTGCTTTCCCTGCTCCCCACTACTGCTGCCAAAGGTGCAGTAGCTACGTTCAATGATTGTGTTCCTATGGTTATCAATTCGGCATTCTTTGTCAGGTCGGCATAGTCTTGTAATGAATCAGCCCCAAGTACCGCTCCCGGTATGCCTTGTATCTTCTCTGTTGCCGTTTGTAGTCTGTTGGTTAAAATTTTTACATTGGTAACATAATTGTTTACCGTGTTGATAGCATCCCGTACCTGATTAGCTCCCCTTAGCACCGACTTTTGTGTTTTATACATTTGCGTTTTGGCACTGTTCAAGGTATTTAATGTGGTTTGTGCGTTTGTTTGTGCTTTTTTTAATTTTCCTACTGACATTTGTCCTTGCGAAACATCGCTGGCTAATTGATTGCTCATGGTAGCTCCCTGATTGATTGTTTCAATGGAAACCTGCATATTACTTTTAATTGGCTCTAACGGTAGCTCCGAAACGGGCTTGCTCGTTGATACGGCTTTGCCTATTTGCTTTAATACAGTGTCGGCTGTGTTGTACTCCAACAAATTCAAGGTGGCTGTAATGCCCGTTATATACCCGTCTGCTAAGGTGGTTACCACATCCTCTGAAATGGCTGTTATCACAAACTTGCCGTAATTAGTGCCACTGCCATCTACCAAGTTAGATACAACGCCCTTTGTACGCATGGCATGGAGGTTATCCAATTCGGTTTTGGGTGTACAAAAATCGCTCGACAGGAAAATGCCTAATTCAATTTCTTCTAATTTCTCGCCTATCTGTTGCACTACGGGCTTACTGCCTATTATCGGGGTTTGTCCGTACATGGTCTCTTTTGACCTGCTCCACGACTGGGGTAACTTTATGCCGTCAAACTTATATGTGCCGAATTGTAGAAACATTTAGTATGCTAATCGTAAATTGTTCGTTGTGCTGTCGTTTACTATTTTTAAAATATCTCTACTATTTTCTTTTAGCAGCTTTAAAAAATCATTTTTGCTTGCTCCTGCTCCTACATTGATAGTCGGATTGTAATTTATCACTGCCTTACTTTGAATGACTTTTTTATTGGAAACGCTGCTTTGATTTTGTATTTTGCTTTGTGTTAGCACTTGCTCGGTTCGGCTTTGTGTTTTGACTGCTTCGCTTTGTTTTTCTTTTTCTTGCTGTATGGCGTGTTCTTGTGCGTAAATTTTGTTGTAAGTGGGTACAATGGATTGGGTTAGCTTTACTGTCTTTTCCATTGCTTTTTTGGTGGCATCGTATCCGCTTAATGCTTTTACTCCTGCCAATGCCTCGCTGCCTGCTTCGCTGAATTTTCCTTTGAATAGCAAGCTGATAAAAAGCGAAGTAACGGATGTATTAAATGAAAGCGTGGTGGATATTCACACCTTAGGCGGAAAAGTTGGAAACGTCCAACAAGCCGAGATGAAAGTGAAAGTC